GGCCCCCCAGCTGTTAGCCATCTGGACACGTTGCTCAAGGGAGACGGTCGTGTCCGTCTCGCGGCTCATGCGAACCTCCACTCCCGTGTACTCCCCGAGCAGGATGTCGCGCAGGCGCAGCGCGATATCCAAGGTCAGGTTCTTCTCGTAAAGCCCATTCGCTACGGCGCCGGGATCAGACCCACCATGGCCCGGGTCGATGAAGATGCGGACCATGAACCCTCACCCCTTCGTCACGTTCTGGTTTTTGTCATCGTTAAGCTGCTCGAGTACCCTGCGCAGAAAGTCCGGTAGCGGTACCCCAAGCAAGCCCAGATTTTCAAGGATAGACAACCCTTCACGCGCCACGTAGAAATAGATGGCCAGCGTGCGGAAAATGGGGTCCTCATTGCCCACAAGCCGATCAAGGATCACCGCCATTGCCAAGACCAGCAAAATGATCCCCTTTCGAAGCCCGCCCCAAAACATGACCTCCGAGCTCAGCCGGCGTTGTTTGATCGCGGCCAGCACCCCAGTCAGGTAATCGACCACCATGAACGCCACCAATGCTTGCAATGCCACGTCCCACCCTCCTAACCATGCACTCACAATGGTGCCGGCCGCGGCGCCGACCACCCCCCATTCAAACTCCCTCGGGTTCATCTGAAACAAACTTCCCAGACTCATAGTTGCCGCCTCCTTTCAAGTTTTGGGTGGCGCATGGTCTACCAGCATGGTCCATAGTTGCGGGTCCTCCTGCCCAATGTTCCACATCCCGACGCCGCGCACGCCATAGTCGTAGGCGGCGATGTCGGCCAGGCGGAGGATCGTCTCGGCGTCGGGAAAGTAGACAATGCTGAACCCGTCGGCGTCCCCCAGGTACACCCTCGAGAGCCAAACCCCGACGTCGAGCATTTTCACGGTCACCGGGTAGTCGCCGGGCCCCGCCAGGGTAAACACCTGCGAATGCAGGAAGTCCCACTCAGCCGAAATGTCCTTCGGCATGCCGTCGGCCCCGTCGCTCCTGGTGTTGTACTCCTCCCCGGTGTCCAGGCGGAAAAAGCCCCAGTAGTTGTCCCACGTCACACCCGTGCGCGGGATGCGACCCAGCACCTGTTTCGCGCCGCCCGGCAAGGTCACCTCGACGGCCTCCTGCGGCATGTACCAGTAGGAGTCGCCGGCGACGAGGAGGTCGGTGGTCATGGATGCGTCGCTCTTGATTCCGAAGTCCGATGCGCCGGGGTTACCGATGGTAGCGGTCAGCACCTTGCTCGTGCCAAAGTAGCACGCCGCCTCGCTCCCGCGCACGCGCATGCGGATGCTGTACGTCTTGCCGGTCCCGACGCCCGCGTTGTAACTGCCCACGAGGCTCGTTCCCTGATATAGCTCCAGGCGGCCCGTTGTCGTGTTCACGCACCACCACAGGTTTCCGAACACCACGCCCGCGCGTCCGTTGCCGTTCAACTTCACGTTGGCCCGAACCGTGACGTCTCGGAATCCGGCGTAGTTGATCCGAAACTCCCCGCTCCCCGTCACCCAGCTATACGGGCGACTGCTCGTGTCGTTCGGGTCCTTGCTTACCGACCACGAGCCGGATGCCACGCGGTAGTAGGACGACGGCAGGGCACCAGCTGCCCAGTCGCGGAAGTCGTCGTACCAGATGGTGGCGTGATCCGGCGGCCGGCGCAACACCTCGAGCGTCACCTTGAACCTGTTCTGGTACGGCCACGCCGGTTGCCGGTTCACGTCCAGGAACTGGCGCGGCCGCACCGTGAAGGAGGCTTCGCCGGCGTAGAACTCGTCCACGAATTGCGAGCAGACGATGATACGGGTGAGGACCGTCCCGTATTGGCTCCCCTCCCCGAACAGCTCCAGCGTGTGAGGTCCGGCGGCCAAACTCAGCCGCGCCATGCGGATGTAGTGCGGCCTCCGGTGGTACGGGTACCATTGCGGCTTGTTCCCGACGTAGTAGTCCACACCGTCAAGCCGCATGTGCAGAAGCTGCTTGTCCCACCATGGGAAATTGACCCTCAACACCACGTCGTAGGTGCCGGAAGAGGGAATATTGAGCACCCACTTGGCGTAGCCTTCCTCCTCCGTCACCGGCTCCCCGGTGTTTGGGTCGGTGGTAGTCGATGGTTTCCGTGGTGATACCACACCGCTCGTTTCGTCGATGATGAGCGCCCCGCTGTGCTCGTCGGTGTCGGATGCCGGCCGGTCGATGATCTTGCCGATGAAGTCCGATCGTTGTGTTTTGCTGTAGCATGTCAAAAAAGGCCGATCGTACTGACCGGCCACCGTCGGATATTCGCGGCTATCCTCTTCCCCGGCCCCGGGGTAGTCGTAAATGTGCAAATATACAATGTTGTGGAAGTCCTGGGTTTCATAAAAAGCGGCGAACGGGATGTATTTTTGGGTTTCGGCCCCGCCACGGTACTGGTCGGTGTGACTCAGCTTGCCCAGCATCCAGTCGAGAAACGGTTCAAAAGCGCCGCCGTATCCCCGATATTGCCGCCCGAGATTGACTGGATAATCGTAAATCTGCCAGCGATGACCGTAGGCCGGAACGCCCATAAACACCTGGTTCGGATCAAACGCGCTCGTCGCGTATGTCATCACGCGCCGTAACCAGGCTACGGGCGTCGTCGATCCTGGTGCAGAACCACTCCAAGCAAAGTTGTATGTCATGATTTGCACCGTGTCGGCCAGGTCCCGCAATCGCTCATAGGCGCACCACTTTTCGGGACCGACGGTGAGATAGGGTCCCTCCATCGGAGGCAGGTCCAAATGGACGTGGGGGTTCCCCGGGCGACTCTTCACTTCGGTGTAAATCCGCTGGTACAGGGCATAGATTTGTTCTCTCAGATCGTTGGGGCCATGCTCCAGGTCGATGTCCACACCGTCGGCCCAATAGTATAAGTCAAGCAAGCGATGAATCTCGCTAATAAACTTGTCTTGCGCCGCCTGATTGGTGAGCAGGGACCGAAAGATCGACTCAAAGCCGTCGTTTCTGACCGTCAGAAGCCAGCGGATGTGGGGCCACTCCTGCGCAACCTCGTAGGCGTTAGCCGGCAGACTGTCGGTGATCGTGCCGTCGGAGTTGATGCGGAAAAAGAAGAGGCCCACTTGAGATATTTTGTTGCCGTATTTGCGAATCGTCTCTAAGTGCGCTGCCGTCATCGGCCAAACCATGAATTCGCGGTGCGCCGTCGCCAGCGTCACATCCGCTCACCCCCGATACCCTTCAGCCAGGTGTCCACCTCGCAAAGGAGATAGCCCGAGCCTATGGGCTTTGCGGTGGTTGTTCCGGTGATCGGGTCGGTTGTTTCCGTGGATGGATCAATCATCTCCACGTTGAACCGACCGAACCCCGCCGGGATGGTGTGGTAGAACCCGGAATAGTTGCGCGTGTCCCGGCCATTGACCTGCACCTTTCGACGGCTGGCCCAGAACCGAAATTCGTCGCCGGCCTTCAGCGGCTCGTTCAACCGGAACGTGCGTGTGCGGTACTGGTGGCTGAACCGCAGGGCGCCGCCGGGCAGATTCTGCGTCGGCCAGAACGTGAAGTCCATGCCGCCGGTCACGCGGTCGGTGATGTCCGTCTCTTCGGACACCGAGGCGCGGTTTGGGACGGCAATGATCTTGGCCCCGCGCACCACCACGTTGAAATGGCGGTACTGGATCGGGTTGCCGCTCGCGTCCCGCTCGCGCTTGAGCATCTCTTGGGCGGCCGGCACGTGACCAGTCGCCCACCGACCNTCCTGAAGGATGAGGTCGGTGAACCAGAAGATTCCCTGCATGTCCTCGACGACCAGCCGCACTTCGATCGACGAAACCTTTTTCCCCTCGGCTGTCTCGACGGTCGCTAGGTAGCGCTCGAACGCCACGGCGCATCACCCGTCGAACGACCAGCGGATTTCGCTCGGGTGGCCCGTCCAGACGGTGGCGATGGTCCCGCCCTGAAGCATGATATCGGTGATGACCACTTCGCCGATGGCATCCTCGACCACGAACTTCACCTCGATTGCCTTCACCTTGCCGCCGCCGGTTTGGATGACCATGCTCTTCGTTTCCACGGTTCCCGCCTCCTTAGATGAGGCTCAGGAACTTGGTCTCGCTCGATCCATCCTCGTACCGGATGACAACCTCCACCCCGACGCGGCCGTTCGGGCCTTTCACGACGTTCTGCGTCTGCACCCGGAACGAGAGCGTGTAGGCGTCGCGGTGGCTGGGCCATACCGTTTGGGAAAGCGTTTTTGCAACACCAAACTGGCCAACGCATTTGAACGAAGCCGGACCGGAGTACCCTTGCGTGTTGTCGATCGTCCAGCCGTTGTTGACCCAATAGGCGAACCCGTCGTCGGCCCGGCTGTTCAGCAAGTAATTGAATACCATCAACTCCAGCATGTCCTGCCGGTCAACGGCGTCCGCCGACTGGAGGACCGCGTTCGTCTCGCTGACAGTCTCCAGCAGGTTGGTCAGGGTAGGCGTCCGGCTGGACAACTCGAGTTCCGTTTGCCATGGTTCGGCGACGTTGTAAGCCCACCGCATGATGCGGGTTTCAATCTGCACACCCAGCTCCTCATCGTGCACGATCACGTAGTCGCCGAGGCGGAAGCTCTCGTGCTCGAACCCCGACAGCGCCGACAGGTCGATAGCCTTCACCACGTAGGACACGCGCGGCTTGCTCACCTGCTCTAGAATCTCCTCTGCGCGCTCCTTCAGGTGGAACGGGTTGGTGAAACGCTCGTCCTTGAACAGGCCAACGCGCACCGCCGTGGTATACTGAAAGTTTTCAACGTAGGGCACACCGTTGTTGGCGTCGGCAATCGTGAGCCCGTTTTTCCCGTAGGGGTACAGGCGCGTGATGAGGTCGGTAGTGTCGGTGATCTTCTCGATGCTGCGCATGTTTTTGCGGTATGAAATGACGATGCCGGGCCTCCGCGCGATCTCCTGCCGGAGGTGGACCCGGCGCGCCGCCGTGTCAAACTCCAGTTCCCCGTCCCAAACCTCGGTCACCTGCCTGAGGGCATTTAGGCGGTTGGTCGTCTCTTGATCGACCGTCAGGGTTCTGCGTGTGGTGATTTCCACCGTCCCGAGGCTCCACCCCGTCCCGGACAGGATGTCGCGCATGGGCACATCCGGCGTGACGTCGGTCCAGCTTGCCACCGGCAGCGGATCGGCGACCATGAGGTCATACCAGCTGGCCTCACAGAACACCTTCACCTTCCGGTTGCTTTCGTCCCGCGTCTCTTCGATGCGGCGGATGATGTACTCGGCATCGACCAGCAGGACGCGGTTTTCGTTAGCTAGGTACTGCTTTTTCGGATCGTTCAGCGGCAGGGAGAACGTGAGCGTGTCCGCTCCGTTGATTTCTTGGTCAAGCACGATGTCGAAGGCGTTGTCCAAAACGGCCAATCGCTTCCCGGTCTGGTCGAGCACCACCGGCCGCGCACCGGGCAGGCGGTTGTAGAGCGCCGAGGCGCGCGCCAGGCGGAGCGTGTTGTACTTGACCGTGCCGAGCTGGTTGTATTTCGCTGCCGAGTTGTAACGGGTCACGTGTCATCACGCCCTTCGCAAAAAGACCGCCGCCCGCGTCCCGAATTGCGCCGTCGCGCCGGCCGGGTACGGGTCCGGCATCGGGCCATAGGTGTAGTTAACCCGGAGTGCGCTCGCTGGCCGGCCAGACAGCGATCCGTCGATGCCGAGCTGGATGGCCGTCGTCTGGCTTACCCCTGTGATGGACGGCTGGCCATTGTGGTTGCGCGCCAGCCAGTACAGGCCCCGGTCTAGGGTGACGTTGATCTGGATTTCTTTGACACCGGTGGTGTCGGTCGGGACCTCACCGGCATCAAGCACTAGCGCACCGGGATAGCAATTCCCATCGTCGGCATAGATGGCGAGCCGGGCCACGGTGGAGGCGGCGGCTGTGTCTACCTTGATCGCAATGCGGTCAAACGTCATCCTCTGCGGAACGGGAAACGGGATGACCTCGATAGCGTTGGCGGCTACCAGGATGTTCGTGCTCAACGAGTCAGCCTGGATGTTGTTCGCCCGGTACAGGCCCGTCCGGTGGACGACGGGCACCATCCCCCACAAGCCGTCGAGTTCCGCAGACTGAGAGGTGATGTAGGAAAAGTCGGCAGTGATCACGTCCGAAGGGGCTTGCTGCTGGCCAAACACCACCACCCCGTAGGCCGGGTAGACCGTGTATTCCGACGACGGCACCACCTGACCGTTCCGGTAGATGACCGGCGGCGGGCTGGCCAGCCAGTTGCGGATCGTACCCTCGTAGATGCGGTAGCGCAAAGCTGGGTCGTCCTGGTCGGTCACTGGGTTGAGCTGGTGGCCCGTCACCGAGGCCGTGCGCATGTCGAGAATCTGCTCAATCTTGTTGATGGCGTGCTGGAGGCCGCTGATGTGCGCGGCCAAGATGTCCACGCTCCCAAGGTCTTGGAACGGCGTTTGCGCCACGATTCCACCCCCTCAGTACCACCGGCTCCGGCACGTGACCGTGATTTTGTTCACCGTCGCGCCGCCGGAGGTGGACACCGTCAGGTTGTTGGCCCCAGGCACGGCGACGGGAAAGTCGATGCTGTCAATGTCGTTGATGACGCTCACCTGGCCGTTCGTTGTGGTCTTGTACGCGGTGATGGTGTCCGAGTCGAAAACCAGCGTCTCACCCGTCGCCAAAGTCCCGGAGTAGTTCAACGTTTTGCCGTTGAGGGTGATGGTGATTTTGTCGCTGCCGCCACCGCTCATCCCCTCGATCTCGATCTTGGGGTAGCTGGTGGCCGTGCCCTTGCGGTTGAATTGGTACGATCCCGGTCCCGTGGCCGTGAACACGTCGTCTACCAGGGCATAGGCATGTGGATCCGGGCAGACAAACGGCAGCGTTACCCGGCCAAAGCCGAGGATCGTCTCCAACCGCGCCTGCCCGGCGTACCGCGCCAGCCAGTAGCGGTCCGGTTCGTCGTCGACGATAAGCGGGCGCAAGCCCTTCAGCGGGTTCAGCCATTCCGCCGCGGCGCGCACCTTCTCTTGCAAATCCGCGTCATCCCGGGCAATGAACCCAGGATGTCGCGTACCACTTCGAAAACACGAAGGCCG